GAACCAGAATCCCCTGTGGTTGAACCAGAATCCCCTGTGGTTGAACCTGAGCCACCCATTGAAGAGCCAGAGCCTCCAGTAGTGGAGCCTGAGCCACCAACACCTGTTGAAGAACCACCAATAGTAGTAGATGAACCGCCAGTAGTGGTTGAGGAACCACCAGTTGAGGCTGAAGAACCTCCAGCGGTAGTAGAAGAACCACCAGTGGTGCAAGAAGAGCCACCTGCAGTAGAAGAAGAGCCACCTTTAGTGGCAGATGAAAACTCTACTGAAGAAGAAAAAGAAATTATTGCTGAGGCTTTGATTGAAGCAGCAGATGGGCAAGCAGTAACTGCAGAAGCAATAGCAGAAGCAGGTCTTACATATGCTGACCTACCACCAGAGACGCCCGTTCAAGTTCGTGAGGATGAGAACGGTAACGAAATTATTATTACCGCTGAAATAGCAGCAGCACTTGTAGTGCTAGAGAATCCAGCAGAATTAGTTAAAGCAATCTTTACAGACCCAGCCCAAGCACTCCTAGCATTAGGAAGTATTGGTGCTGATATGTCAACAGAAGAGCGTAAAGAATCAGAAAAGACAATCGTTGCAGCAGTAATCGTAGGTGGCATAGCCACTCAGTCAGCCTTAACTGTAGCAGCATCAGCGGGGACCGTAGGATATAGGAGAAAACCACAATGAAACATTGGTTATCAGACTTCTTAGGTCAGGCTTGGACCCTGCTAGGAATGTTCGTGGCTTGGGTTGTCCTTGACGGTTCAGCCAAAACAGTTGTCGGCTATGCCATTGTATTCACAATGGTTATGTGGTCAGCAACTTATTGGTTACGTAATCCAAAGGATGATGAATGAAAAATATTAACAACATACTTATGAGAATAGTGGCAGTCTTTGCTGCCTCTGGTCTATCAGTTATTGGTGCTGGAGCAGTTGTTGGTATCAGCACAGCCAAGGCAGTAATCCTTGCTGGAACATTAGGCGTAGCAACAGTCGTCGAAAAACTAGCCCGTGCATTCCTTGATGATGGCAAACTAACGGCAACAGAAATCAATGAAGCATTTGCTTCTGTGGACAAACGAGCAAAGAAGGAATAACTATGAGCCAAGTAGCAAAATTCTTAGAGGTAGCACAAGCTGAAGTAGGCACTGCTGAGGGACCAAAAGAAAATGAAACTAAGTATGGTAAGTTTACTAAGATGGACTTCCAACCTTGGTGTGGTTCATTTGTTATGTGGGTTGCAAAGCAAGCAGGATTAAAGATTCCTAACTGCGTATACACCCCAGCAGGAAAGTCAAGTTTCCAGGGCTTAGGCACTTGGAGTAATGCAGCAACTGCTAACCCCAAGCCAGGAGACATTGTGTTCTTTGACTTTGCCCCAGGTGGAGCAGCAGTTGAACACGTTGGTATTGTTGTCAAAGACAATGGCGATGGAACTGTAACCACAATCGAAGGTAATACTTCTTCCGAGAAAAAGAAAACTGGCTCACAAGCCAACGGCGGAGAAGTTGCTATCAGAGTTAGGGCGTTCAAGGAAAAGAATAAGCGTGGACTTTCTCCGTTTATTGTAGGCTTTGGCACCCCTAAATTCAAAGACTAAAGGAGAAATAATGAACAAGGATAAACTAAAGGCTATCGCATCCACATACTTACGTGCTGCTATTGCCTCAGTGATTGCTCTCTACCTAGCGGGCGAGACTAATCCGAAGAATCTACTTGTGGCTTTTGTGGCTGCAGTGGCAGGTCCAGTCCTAAAGGCTATCGACCCTAAAGAAACAGCATTCGGAGTGGGCTCTAAGTAGCCCTTTAAACGGGCTGTAATGCCCAATAGAACGACAAAACCCCCTTACCTTAGTATCTCTACTAGGGCGAGGGGGTCTTTTGTCATTTCTTAGGGGTTAACTTCATCCAAAAAGTCTTCCCATTCTTCATCGTCAGCGAATGCCCATTGGGGTAACTTAGCTAATGCTCTATTAAATCGCCATCGTTGAATCCATTCAACAACTTCATAGAATATATCACGAACAGCTAGTGCTAGCAAAGCTAGCAAGAAAGTTTGCAACATTGTATTTTCTCCTATATAATATATTATAGTTATATGTATTATATAGAACCCCTGCGGGGTTCTTATATAGTATATATTATATCTAATTATACACAAGATTTTTATACTTGCAAAACAAATTTAGTTTGACAAAGAAAAGAATCCGTGTATAATTACACCAATGAGCATACAACTAGGAGACTACGTATTACCTGAGCACATAAGTTACTCAGCCTTTACCACTTATATTGACTGTGGGTATCAATACTATTTAGGTCGACTGATGCAGTTACCCGAGGAGCCATCAGTCTGGTCCGTCGGAGGCTCAGCTTTCCACCGAGCAACAGAATTGTGGGACTTAGAAAATGCAGGATGACTTATGGATTAGAGCCTGGGCTGAAGAGCTCGGAGATAAAGATTTAACCAACGCAAGAGTTGGTGGCAAGAAAACAAAAGAACACCCAAACAAGGAAGACGTTACCTTCTGGCATAAGACTGGGCCTCGATGGGTCCAAGCCTACATTGACTGGCGGAACGCGAATCCTTCTTGGAAGATATGGCGGACACCTGCTGGTGCTCCTGCTATTGAACTGGCTATGATGCCTGAGTTTGCTGGCGTGCCTGTCAAGATGATACTTGACCGAGTGTTTGAAGTCAACGGTGAGTTGGTCATAGTTGATTTGAAAACCTCTCAACAAACACCTGCCAATACATTACAACTTGGCTTCTATAAAGTAGGCTTACAAAAAGTCTTCGGCATAGATGTTAAGTGGGGGACATATTGGATGGCACGTCAGAATGGTGTATCCGACTTAGTAAGTCTTGAGTCATACACCGAAGAGAAGTTAGAATATCTTGTGAGTGGTTTTGATAAGGCTCGCAAGGCTGGAATCTTTTTACCTAATACAAACAACTGCCAATATAAATGTGGATTGACAGCACACTGTCAGTTCTCAACGAAGATAGGATAACAAATGGAAGAATGGAAACTGCAAGTATCGTATAAGACACCCGCTGGTGATATGATTAACATCAGAGCTCATACCGCTGACGAGTTAAGTGTATTGCTAGAAGGTATTGGTGATTACTCTGCGCAAGTTGCAGCAGTGCAACGTCTGGTCGTTGGTGCATACAATGCTGCCCCTTTGGGGACAGTAGCTTCAACTCCAAGCACCGCGCCATCTGGATTCTCCGCTCCCAGCCAGGGTCAGGGTCCATTGTTTACACCACCACCAAGCGCAGTGACACCAACAGGGCAAGCGAGCCCGACCTGCACACACGGAGCAAGGATATTCCGAAGCGGAACAAGCAAGACAACTGGGAAGCCTTACGCTTTCTGGGCTTGCCCGACACCGCAGGGAACGCCCGACCAATGTAAACCAGTAAACTAAATTAAATATGATGGAGCGTAGCTACCCAACATCTAATGAAAGGTGGCTACGTTCTCTCTTTAGAGAAGGGAATGAATCAGGATGCGCACACTTGTCCGCTCAGTTGGTCGTCCCAGTATTGGTGGGGAACCACTCCCGAGTTGCTTTAAAGCTTTCGAGAACAACAAGATTATCATACGTCGTTCTGAAGTCTCAATGTTTGCAGCAGCACCAGGGGTAGGTAAGTCAACACTAGCACTTGCACTTGCTTTGAAGATGAAAGTTCCAACGCTTTATATCTCAGCAGATACCAACGCACATACTATGGCTATGCGTTTAGCCTCAATGATTTCAGGTAAATCACAATCAGATGTAGAACATATGCTAACATCAGATGTAGGCTGGACCAAGGCTACGTTAGCAAAAGGAAGTCATATTGTTTGGTCATTCGAATCAGCACCATCACTTCAAGATATTGATGAAGAGGTGCAAGCCTTCGAAGAATTATGGGGTTGTCCACCAACTCTTATTGTAGTAGATAACTTAATGGATGTAGCCACTGATGGTGGCGAAGAGTTCGCATCAATGCGTGCGATTATGAAGGAGCTGAAGTACCTTGCCCGTGCAACGAATGCTGCAGTTGTTGTCCTTCACCACACAAGCGAAGCGGTCCAAGGCACACCGTGCCAACCGCGCTCAGCGATTCAAGGTAAGGTCGCTCAATTACCTGCTCTTATATGCACCCTTGGTGTTGTTGGCACTTCTATGGGTGTCGCGCCAGTTAAGAACAGATACGGGAGAGCAGACGCTGGAGGAACCTTAATGACTTGGGTTGCATTTAATCCAGAGTATATGTTTATAGATGACATACCAGAGAATGTTTAAGGAGACAGTATGATTCAAGAAGAAGATGATATGACTCAAGAGATACGTGCTCTTGTTATGTTAGAGACAGCAAAAGAAGTTAAGAAGTTTATTGATAAGATTGAATCATCTAAGATTGCAGAGAAAGATGAATGGTCTATCGGATTAAATCAGGGATTGGATTGGGCAGTTCGTATCCTGAACAAGGATAAGAGTGCATCTTGACAACACGAAAATCACATAAGCAAAGGGGTGCTAGTTTTGAAACAGACATCAGAGATTGGTTTAGAACAAATGGATACGATGCTGAACGACTTGCAAGAACTGGTGCAAGAGACGAAGGAGATGTTGCAGTCCGCAGCAACTTCCTTGGAAGCATTGGTGTTATCGAGTGCAAAGCTCCTGGCGCAGGAAACTCCATCGACCTCAGTGGCTGGTCCAAAGAAGCTCAAGTCGAAGCCAACCATTACGCAACAGCAAGAGGACTACCACAAGAAGCGGTCCTCGCTGCACTCATCATTAAAGCAAGGGGAAAGCCCATATCAGAGTCGTATCTGGTCTTTAGACTAGGTGATATCTTTGGCGAATGATTTGCCTTCAGTCAAGGCAGTGCTTGAACATTACGGTGCAACCATACGCCGAGACCACGGTCAAGTAAACTTAAAGTGTCCGTTCCACGGCGATAGTCATCAGTCTGGAACAGCTAACTTAGATGACAATGTATTCGTTTGCTTTGCGTGTGGAGTGCAGGGAAATAGTTTACAACTTATTGCTCAACAAGAAAGGTGCGACATACGTGAAGCAGCGAGATTCGCAGAAGGAATTACTGGAGTTAGCAGTCCGCAAGTATCAGGACGCCATCTATCAGGCAGAAGATTACCTGCAAAGCAGGGGTATAACAATAGAAGTAGCACGTCTGGCTCGATTAGGCGTAGTCGCGGAGCCTGAGGTTGGACACGAACAATTCCTTGGAAGATTATCTATACCGTATATTACTAAGACAGGTGTAGTTGATTTACGTTTTCGTAGTCTTAACCCAGCAGTTGAACCAAAGTATATGGGTATGACAGGTGCAGATACCAAGATGTATAATGTCTTAGACATTGACAGAGCAGGTGATTGGATTGGAGTATGCGAAGGTGAACTGGATACCCTTACTATGTCTCGCTGCGTTGGCGTTCCTTGTGTCGGAGTTCCAGGTGCGAATTCGTGGAAGAAACATTACACACGATTGCTTGCTGACTTCGAACGCGTCTTTGTTTTTGCAGACGGTGACGGACCAGGCAGAGAATTCGCAAACAGTTTGGCTCGAGAGTTGCCAGTCACTATTGTTGGATTCGGTGACGGGGAAGATGTCAATTCGGCATACACCAAATACGGGGCTGCATTCGTTAGGGAAAAGATAGGATTAAGTAATGAATAAAGATAATAATAAATGTCCTGAATGCAATGAAGAGTTTGATAATGTGTTCGAAGCAACAGACCATATGCTTGAAGATGATGAAGAGTTCGACCCAGTATTAATCTTGCCTAATGGGTATAGGTTATTGGTTGGTTCGTTACTGCGTTGTTTTTATAGATACGCAGATGAACCTGAGATGATTAAAGATATATCTCAATCAACTTACCTCACATTATTCACGGCAGAAACAACACCCGAAACAGTAGGTGCTGTAATACAGGATATGATTGTTGGCTCTAGTATGGTAGGAATAGATGACGAACTCAAGCAACTCTTGGCAGATGGAGACTGAAGAAATATGGCAGATTATAGAACATCTAAGGAACCAAGGTTTGAACGTAAGCCAATACCAGGTGGCAGAGAATATGTTAATGGTAACCTTGAAGATACCATTACTTCTAGGGAAGACAGCCTAGCACCCCATCTATATATTTTAACTAAAGAATTAAATGAACTATTGTTAAGCAAGCATAGGGACTATGGCCCGAAGAACATCTCAGATGCACCTGGGGGTGCACTTAACGGCCTTCGAGTAAGGATGCACGACAAGTTAGCTCGCATAAATAATCTAGTAGATACTAATGCAAACCCTGAGCACGAAAGTTTAGAAGATTCATTTAAGGATATGGCTAACTATGCAATCATAGGGTTGTTAGTGTTAAGAGATAAATGGGATAAATGAAAGAGAAAGAGTTGTTCGTATGGCTAAAGGATAATCACTACCCCGACCTCGAACACTCTCCCGAAGTCTATGATGGTTTCGATTGTGTAACAAAAGAATTCGGTATGTTCATAGAACTTAAGTCACGTAACACACACTATGATACCTTGTTGTTAGAGAAAAAGAAATTTGATTTCTTGGCAGCCAAGGCAGAAGAGTTGGGGTTGAAGGCTTGGTATATTAACTACACGCCTAGTGGTGTATGGTCATTCCCTTTGAGTGATATGGCTGAGCCAGTATGGGAAGAGAAGTGGTTGCCTGTCACCACAGAATTCAGTAACAAGAACAAGATGATGAAGCAAGTAACGTTCTTATCTACTGCTGATGGGATAAAAATAAAATGACAAACTTATCTTCATTTGATTTAGACTTTGGGTATGGTCGCCAAGGCGAAACGTTAGTAGAAGAACTACTAAATGGTGGGCGCACAGTTGAAGTTAAGCGCGATAGAAAATGGCACGTCACTAACAACCTTTATGTTGAGGTTGAGTGTTGGTATATGAAGTCAGGTTCTTGGCAGCCATCAGGCTTGATGGTAACCGAAGCCTCACATTGGGCATTCGTGCTAGAGCAGTCGGTGTTTATTATCCCTACGCACCTATTAAAGAAGGGCGTAGCCGAACTTGGTAGGCAAATCTCTTGCGAGATACCACCGAATAAAAGCAAAGGCTATCTAATAACAGTAGAAGATTTACTTACCATAACCCGTAAATACAAAGACGAAAAAGAAAGTTGATGATGGACTGGTCAAGGATTGAGAAGTGGGATTATGTGGTGGTCGCTGTCGCATCTGAATACCATCGTAAGTTTGAGATGGTTGAACTCGCAGATATAAAACAAACATTGTATCAGTGGTTTGCTGAGCACCCAAATAAACTTGATGAATGGGAAGCTATCGGTGAGAAGGATGCCAAGAATTTAATCTATCGTTCGCTTCGCAATCAAGCATTAGATTATTGTCAGCGATGGAAGGCTAAGAGCATAGGTTATGATTACTCTGACCTGTATTATTATGAAGCAGAAGTTGTAGAAGCACTGCTACCTGCTGTGTTGCGTAGTGAGTGGGGTGTAACCCACAAGTTAAACTTAGGAATACCAGGAAGACCAAGCGCACCTGCTGAAGGTGGCAACCTCTCGGTTATGATGATGGAAATAGACTCAGCGTATTGGAAGTTGAGTAAAGAGGATAGAAAGATACTCTTCTTCCGTTACGCAGAATCTATGGACTACAAAGAGATAGCCAATTATCTATCTCTAGGTAGCGATGATGCTGCCCGAATGAGAGGTAGTCGAGCAGTCAAAAGATTAATTAATAAGTTGGGTGGCTATCGCCCATACTCAGACAACGACTTGCCAGATGATATAAGCGATAAACCAAGTGAGTTTATACAGACCGATGAGTCCACCAATGAAGAAGAATGGAACGAAGAAAGGCATAATGATGTCGAGTAATCTATACATCATCAGTTAAATCAACATCATCTAAGTAAACATCTGCTGCTAGTAGATACTCAACAATATGTTCTACTTCTTCTTCAGTTATATCAAATATAAAATCATCAGGCATATCTTGCCATTCTACATCGAACTCAGACCCTGAATCCATACTACCCTCCCGTCGAATAGAATCCGCTACCCTTGAACTGTATGCCAGGGGTATTGTATACGCGTGATGATTGATTACCGCATACGCAGATAACTTCTTCATCTCTATCATCTACGTGACGGCTGATAACTTGTAGTGCTTGGCACTTGTTACATCTATATTCATATGTCGGTGTCATTAGAATTGCCCTCCGCTATAATGTATATCTTGCTCGGGTTGGTTACGAGCATTAACTGCTGCCCAATCCCTGGCTAATTGAGTCAGTTCTATATTACCCCAAGGGTCTACAAAATTAACCCAATCATTATTAGGGTTGGTTCTCATATGATTATCTAAGTTCTGTTTGCGAACTACATCGTGTAAGAATTCAGTCACAATCTTCTCCCTCATCTATGTCTATTGGTGTTGGTGCTGTTGCCAGAGTGCCACAATCTGCGCACTCCATATCAAGGAAATACATTTCGATTTCCCCTGTATCAGGTTCGAATAAAGTTTTTAAGTTCCATATGTTACACCCGCAAGGGCAGACAGAGGTTGGTTTACCTCTGATATCCATAGCCTTAGTGTAATCAGGTTTAAGTTCTGTAATATGTTTAGCCATTAGTGCCACCCTTTCCGTTGGAAGTGTCGCCACGCATTACAAGGTGTATCGTAGCGGTAGTAAATATAATCCAAGCCACGGTCAATCTGTAATGGTGGTGCTGTAGTAGGGCTAAGCCCTAGTAGTTGCGGTATACCGCCAGCGTTCTTACCCATAACTTTAATTTTATTGTAAGCTTTAGGGTTCCACGCTGACTCTTTACCCCACAATTTACTAAGGCATAGCCATTGTTTATCTTGCCACTTGTGTAGCATATCACGGGCATAAGCCCTGCTATCTGATTCACTCCACGAATTCTGAACTGTTACTTGTTTAGTATGCGGTTCGATTGTTGGAGTATCAAATAGAACTAATGATACGGATACGAATAGCAAGAATAGTAGTGCTCTCATTCCATACCAGCCCTTATCTTCCGTGAGTGTGATACCTTGTGCTGTCGAGCGTGATTGCCACGCACTACATCAGCGATAGCCATACGCTCACCACCAGTTAACCCACCCCATATACCCCACTCGATATTCTCGGGGCGCATACCTTCGGCGAGGCACTCTGATTTAGTAGGACACCTATCACATATACTCAACGCTAAGCGTGAGTCTTGGATAGACTTATTAATGATAGCCGTAGTAGCACGACCGCCCGTTTCACTATCGGGATAGTCATTCCACCATAGGTTAGGGTCAAACTCTTTACTAGAGCATAACCCTTCTATGTTATTAGTAGGTATAAATAATTTAGTTTTCTTATTAGGTATGCCAGTTCTTCTGCCACCCATATTTAATACACCTCATTCATAGAATCATATAGGTTATCAGGGTCATCGCTACTCGCGCCACAATCATCTTCTTCGTGGCGTTCATCGCACCTATCACATCGGGGATAAATTCCCCTAGCAATATCATCTCCCATTACCCATTGTGGTTCATTGGACATCTTATATCCTCTCTAGTTGGTGTAACTTACTGTAAATACTGATAGGCAACCGCCTGCTGGTGTAAATATGTCCCGCTTCCTTCTTGCTTGAATCTTGTTCCAGTTTCTAGTTGAAACTGAGAACCAAAGCGTATGCCGACCAACACCTATGGTTAGGTGTGCTAGGTATACAGGATACCCAAAGCCAGCATCGAAAGTGAAACTAAAGTTTTTCATCTTGTTCCTCCTTTAGGACGTGTGCCCAGTTATCGCAATCGTGAAATTCTTGGTCTAGTTTATTCTCTATAATAGAGCCACACCAATGCTTATATGGGAACAGGATTTCATAAACCATATCATATCCTCTCTATAATATTGTGAGTAGTTTAGTCGCGACTTGCTCAGGTCGAGCTAGTTATCCCCGATTGAAGGCAGGAATATAAATAGGTTCGATAGTAGCATTGGCTAAGTTCTTAGCCCA